CCAGCGATCTCGCCAGTCTCTGAGCGTGTTCAGACCCTCTTCTGGATCGACGCGAAGCATAAAGACCCATCCCATACTGGATTTGCCTATATGCAGAATCTTGGCCTTATCGTGACCGCAAGCATGGCACGGCGCTGGTTGTTCATGCCAGTAATAATTAGTTCCCATTTTTATCTCCTACTTCGTCGTTGTCGTCTTCGCCGTACCACGAGAGATAGAGATCGTGTAGCCCGGCATGACATGTTGGGCAGAAAGAGACGCCAATAATACCAATAAAGCCAGAAACGCCACCTTCATTTTCAAATGAAAAATCACATTCACATATGCTGCACGTATCCGGTCCAAAAGATACATCAGGGCTGTCAGCGACCACATTAGTTCACCGCCCCATCAAACTCATCCTGGAACAGTCTGATCCATTTGTCGGTAGTCATAAACTGAACTCCTTCTGAGGGTTCGTCAAGAATCGCAAACCATCCCTTAGCACGAGAGTGCGCCATGTAAAGCCTGTGTTCGTCATGAACCGTTAATGGAGAGGGATGGTGCATCCAATGCCAAAGAATATACTCGAGTCCGTTTTCCCATTCTACATTGAAGTGTCGATAGGAAAGCTCCTTCATTAGCTTTAGCAATTCTCGATTATCGTAATCAGACATAATTTCTCCTACTCTGGTAAATCCGTTTTCCAAGAATAGGGATCATAGTGACGATTCCCAATAGAGGTTGATATCGGCTTCACTCATAACAACTTCATCACCAAGCCTGATCGACTTGGGTATTGCCTCTCCTGATGATATGAGTAAGATTGCGTAATCCGCAGCGTCAGAGATACTAGAAAAGGCCGTAAATTTGACTACACCAAGCGTTTTGGTTTCCAAAGAAATAGTCAAAGGCGTTTTTTCTGCTGCGTTCGAGGTCATATCAGCATGATAGCACTAGAAAAGAGAGGTTCAGAATAAATCATATGGAAAATCCTGTGAATCTAGCAGTATATTCTCAGCAAAACCAGGTGTAGCCTGGACTATACCGCGTCGAGCGGCGCTATGCTTTCCAAGATGTTTATTATGAATATCGGTGAAGTCAAGAAAGAAGCAGACGTTTGGGCCGACCTTCTTCGCTCGAAGTCCTCGACCGATTCTCTGGCGAAGATTGACTTCAGCTTTTCCTCCAGCAGCATTCATGACCATGCCAAGTGCCGGACAATCGACACCAACGTCCAGAATATTCGAGCCTATCAAGACCTGTATAACGCCAGACTCCAATTCCTTTAGAGCTAGATCGCGCTCATGCGTCTTGCTTGGGCCAAAAATAAATTTACACCTGACGCCATTCTTACGAAAGGCGGCCTCTAGAATCTTTCCATGTTTCTGCTGCTGCACAAGCACGAGAGTGGGAAGGTTATATTTGGAGGACTTTATTCCGTTCTGCAAAATCAAAGCATTTCTGGAAACACTCTCTACGACCCCGAGACGATAGGCTGCCTGCCAAGAAGTGTTTCTAAGCAAAAACTTAGGCTTCTCTGGAACGACATATTTGAAAACCGGTCTGGCCAAAATTCCACAGTCGATCAACTGCTTTTCAGAAACCCTTATTCCAATGGCACCTGCACATGCCATCAAATTCATATTGCCCTCTTCATCTTCCTTCATGAAAGGGGTGGCAGTTAGTGCGAGTCGATAGTGAGCATTCTTACATCGTTTCATAATATCGTAATAACTGTTTCCGGACGCTTCGTGAGCCTCTTCAAGAATGACAAGCTCGAACCGCTCGAGCAAGGCAATAGTCTCTCGTATTCGTTTATCTTGAGCGTCCTGCTTCTCTTGGGAATCAAGTACGCCAGCGGGTTTTAATCTGGAGATAAGTGTCTGAGTCATTCCGACATTAATCCAGGGTTCCGGACTCCACTCCCCATCACCCATCACACCTACTTTATGGTGCTTCGGCATACAGTCATACTTTAGCATGTCGACGTAATGACCTCTCATCTGATACATCAAAACCTTTCTAGTGGTTAGAAAAAGCGTTGGACGTTGTATCCTGGCGGTGGCGATCTGAGCGATACGAGACTTGCCGCCACCAGTAGCAACCTGTGCGATCATCGAACCGTGTCTTATCAGTCGATCAACGGTCTCAGCTTGGAAATCGTAGCGTTCGTCTTTGTACTGAAATTCGTCAAAGATAGGACGCTCTGGGCCAAGAGGTTTTGGCTTTTTGGCTCGACGAGAGTTGACCTCGTACCCTAATTGACGAAGACCCTTTATGACTGCCGGAACAAATCCAGCGGGGAATCTATGTTTGCGCATTTCGTAAAAACTAGATCGACCATCCCAATAACCGCTCTGATAGGAATCACTCATATCCGCGCCAGATACGTTATACGACAGAATGTGCTGGATATGAAGGTCCACCTGGTGCGTGGGGCTAACTATTTTTGCCGCCACCGGATTGTAGATTATCGTTACGGTGTTCAAGATATTTGCCTGCAAAGTATTAGACTGATAGTATAAGGAAATCCGAAGCAACAATCAAAGAGCGACAATGGCTTACACTCACCTAATAGTAGAACCCAACGAACTAAGAGGCAATCCCTGGAACCCAAACGTCCTCGATCCAGCGTCCGAACACAAGTTGGACGCGAGTATTAAAAGACTCGGATTCTTCAAACCAATTATAGCGCGAGAATTGGACGTCGGAGTTCTGGAGATTTTGGGTGGACACCACAGATGGGAATCGGCCATTCGCCTGGGTCTCACTGAGTTACCGGTAATCAACCTTGGCGAGATTGACGATGTAACGGCAAAAGAGATCGGTCTGGCAGATAACGGTCGATGGGGTCATGACGACGCAGGCAAGCTCGCAGAAGTATTAGCCGAACTCGATCTGGAAGACATTACAACCTTTCTTCCCTATTCTGACAACGATTTATCGGCCATCATCGCCACTAGCGAAATAGACATCGACGATTTGAACCTTGACGATGACGACGACGTTCCACTGGTAGATGAAACTAAAGCTCCGCCAACCGATACCATTATGAGATTCAAGGTTCCAGTAAGAGATGCTGAAGAGATTTCAGAGGTGATCAACAAAATAATGAAAGCCCAGGGTTTCGATGGAAGCAATGCACTCACAAATGCAGGAGACGCTTTGGTCTTTCTGCTGCTAGGGGAAAAAGATGAGTAGAATATTTCGCAACGCAATGAAAACCCCTGACGGCACAGTCATCGAGAGCTTTCATCGACACGATTACGTGGCGTATCAAGACGAGAACGGCGAACTCTACGTGGTAGACGGAGGAATGAGCTATTTTGGTCGATCAACAAATGAGGTCCAAGCAGAAGACCTGTCGATAGTCGAAATAGAAGGCGTTCACGAACACAACAGAAAGCATTTCAGATGGGGAACTTTTGGTAAGAAAGGCGACCAACCGCTCAAGCGAATATTCCTTATGGATATGAAAACGAGTCACATTGAGACCATATTGAACTCAGAGAAATCAATCGGAAGTTCAAGAGAGCTATTCAAAGAGGAGCTTAGATACCGCAATGATTACAAATAATTTAGCAGGCGAAGGAAAGGTTGAAAGCTGGCCAATAGAGCAGGTTCACCCGTACCCAGGAAACGCCAAGATTCACGACGAAAAGCAAGTCAAGAGCATCGCCCTGTCAATCCAGAAGTTCGGCTTCGATGTTCCAATCGTAATTGACGGCGCTGGGGTAATCATAAAAGGGCACGGTAGACGACTTGCGGCAATCTATCTAAAGTACACCCATGTGCCCGTTCTTGTTCGAACCGACATGACAGCTAAAGAAGCGAACGCCAGTCGCATAGCGGACAATCGTGTGGCTGTTGGCGACGTTGATACGAATATCCTGAATGCTGAGATCATGGAAATCGCAGAAGACGGTGTAGGCGATTTGATGACCGCTATGGGTCTGTCAGAAAAGGAACTCGAGTTCATGTCTCAAGACCTTGGCTCGATGGACTTGTCAGCCCTGGTCGGTGAAGATGACATCACAAACGAAAATGTCTCCGACGCAAAATCAGACAGCGCAGATGCAAAAGACAGAAGCGTTCCAATAAAGGAAGTTCTGGGGTTTGGATTTTTCGAAGCAGGGGACGCAAAATTAGTGGCGAGGTGGCTCAGTACAATGCGAGGTGTCTATGAGGTAGACACAGCAAAGGCACTGGTAGCAATAGCCAAAGACTATTTTGACAACAATTAGCATCCAGGTGACGGCTTAGGCGGCCAGGTAGCCAAATCCATTCATCGAAATCGTAAATTTATCACAGGAAAGGCTATGAAATTCACAGTTAGCAAGAAATTCTCCACAAAGGTAGCGCGAACTGATCGAGTAATCGAAGTCGCCGAGTCTTTTGGACTAGGGCTTGATGATCGAGAGTTCATCTTGTTTGAGGATTTCGAAATGGAAATCGAAAACGGAGATGTCGTCTATATAACAGGTCAATCTGGATCTGGCAAAACGGTGCTGCTGAAACAATGTGAAACGGCGCTGCAACTCGATAACCAAGTCGTGATGAATATTGACGATGTTCAACTCGAAAATGTTCCGCTAGTCGACCAACTTGGCAAGACTACAAAAGAAGCTC